ACTTCAAGTGATGTAGTACACACAAATAGTAGTGGGTGGTTTTAATATGAGATACACATACGCAATAAAAGAGATCAAACCAAAAGAAGGTCATGATGTCTACGACGTTAAAGATTGGGATATAGTCCCAGATACTTATCAAGAAATAGGTGAGATGAGTTTACATAAATTAATTAAAAAACTAGATGCTAAAAAGTTTTTCTTAGTTAGTTATGTAAATAAAAAATCTAATCACGTTGACAAAATAGTATTTGCTGGCGATTATAGGTGTGTATGAAGTTTGTAATAATCTTATTGTTAACTACAGGAGGATTAGAACAAATTAAATATCCGATTGAGTCAGGGTTAACGTGCGAAGGTCAAGCGTACAAGTGGCGTGATGCAAACGTGACGTACTACGACTCACGGAACACGGATCAACGACCACAGGGTTGGTATACAAAGGAGGGTAATTTATGGATTGGACATATCTGCGAAAGCTAAAAGATAAGTTTCATATATGGCATCTACATTACAGAACTGAAATTATTTGGTTTGTAATTGGTTTTGTTGTTGGTGCTTTAATATTTTAAACGAACCTATCCACGAAAGGGAAAAGGGATAGGTTTTAAAGGTGAGAAAAGAAATTATTCTTGCCACATTTTAGACATATTGTCAAGTCTCACTGATTGGATAGCATCCAAACTTAACTGCCAATCTATATTGATTAACATTTTCTCTACCTTCTTTTTGCAAAAGTTCTAAACTTCTAACAGACGCATCTGCTGCACATTCAGCCCAATCATTGTATACAACAGGGGGTTGTACTGGGTTTTTACATTCTCCAGTTAAAAAAGAACACACCGATAGTATTAAAATAAATTTTGTCATTGACAATCCTACATTAAAATCCTATATTGCGTGAAAGGAAAGAACATGACAGACACAACAAAATATAGAAACGTTTCGTTATCTCACGCAACATACAAGATATTAAACGTATTGTCTAAGAATTTAGATCCAGACGTCACTTTGTCCATATCTAAAACTATCGAAAAAATAGCAAACGAGAAAGTTAGGAAGTTAAATGGCAAGATCCAAGTTCAGAAGCCAGGCAACAGCAAATAGCAACGCTATAGAATTGTTCGGGAGAAAAAAAGAACCCGAACAAAATCTATGGATCGCTGTGATAGCAAAAGCTTTAGATGATGCTTTGTATCAAAATGATTTGAGAGAAGCACAGATAGCAATAGCCTGGGTACAGGGTTGCTCAAACAACTTCAAACACGTTTGCCATCTAGCAGGCTACGACTGGCAATACGTTTATCATAAAATAATTAAGAAAGTTGATAAGAGAGACGAAGATATAAAAGCATATATCAAAGGAATAAGAGACCTACAAACAACTGGTCTCAAGAAGAAGTGGCACTTAATTAAATTTTCTAGATTAAGTGTTATGAGTGGTGGTAGAGCCAAAGGCGTACCACGTAAAGGAGGAACACATGGCAGAAAATGGACCTACATTGTCCATCCCAATAAAACAAACTAAAATTTGTGACAACTGCAATGGAAACGGTTATATTAGGATTGATACAGTAGACGGACCCAACCAAGTAAAACAATGTTGGGTGTGTGAATCACAGGGAGAGTTAAAAAAGTATGTACAAAAAGACGTTGATAATTTTATTTACGAGTTTTATTTTAACAACAGGGTGCAGTAAAGTAGAGTGGGGAGACTTTGAATGGGATCCCGCAAAGGCAGCAGCTAGAATAACTTTCGGCCAGGTTAAATGAATGAAGTTATGGCTTATATTGCTGGTCTTGTTGATGGCGAGGGTTGCATTACATGTACACAACGACTCGAACACCGTAAAGGGAAGCCCAGAGCCTACAAGTACTGGAACATACGAATTGAGGTAGCGATGACACATAAAGAAACAATAGAATATTTACACGAAGCACTTGGGTGCGGACACGTTAACATTAGACCGAAGATGTCTCATCAAAATTTTGATCAATGGCGTTGGCGATGTAGTCATAGAGATGCATTAGAAGTTGCAAAAGCAATTGTACCGTTTGCAAAAACAAAGAAGAATAAACTAGAACAGATTATAAAACACTATGAAGCATAAGAGCATGGCAGAGATGAACAGAGAACGAGCTTTGAGAAAAGCAAAAGAAGAAGCAGACAAGGATGATGAGAATCCTAATGCGTATTACAAATTTTTAGATTTATTTTATAAAAACAAAAAGGAGAAAGATGACGAAGAAAAAACAGATTGAAGCGTTAAAAGAAACTATCAAATGGTTTAAGAAACAAATTAAACCAAGAGATTGTGGTTGGATGTATACGACCATAGATGGTTTGAAATATAGAATACAGGAGTTAAGAAAAAAGAAACCGTCTTTTGAAGAATCTTTTTTCGCTAACAGAAGGAAAAAATGAAAACAATACCTGATGCCATTGATGATATAATCTATTATATTAATAGAGGTAGAGATATCTACTATAGATTCTTTGAGCATTTCGGTAGTAAGATGAATGTCTACGGTTGGAACGGTAGATGGAAAAATAGGAGGACAGGAACAGGATATGTTAGACAAAGAATACGTTAGTATACAGATATATAACTGGGGACCTTGTGTTATCAAACTCAAGATCTCTGATGAATTAAAAGGATTATTATTAAAACACGGACCCAAGGGTATTGATTTTAGAGGCAAACTTGCAGGGATCTTGGACAATGAAACAGGGTACACTGCAGAAGCGAAGGAAGAGATAATACCTCACCTTGCTAAATGCTTTGGTGTTTACGATCAAGCCTGGCAGAAGTATGTTAATAAGAAACACGATAAGAAGCCAGAGTATTTACTCTCAGCTCTTTGGATAAACTATCAGAAGAATAATGAATTTAACCCACCCCACGATCATGATGGTGCGTTAAGTTTTGTAATCTATTTACAGATCCCTGAAGAACTAAAAAAAGAAAACAAAGCTTACATCGGTAGATCCGCAGGACCTGGTGGTATACAGTTTTTGTATGGTGATGGGCCTAGAGAAGCTATTACGTACATGTCTCACTTTCCTGAAGAAGGAGATATGTTTGTATTTCCAGCGTGGTTGAAACATTGGGTAAGTCCTTTTAAATCTGATTGTGTAAGAATATCTGTATCGGGTAATGTACATGATTCGGCTAAACTTAATAATATTGAAAGAGTTGTTAAAAATTATGAGGATAAAGATGGACCCAAGAAATAATATCTTTTTATTAATTGGTGCAGCTCTGTTGATCGGGAGCCTAGGTTCGTTGCTCGTGATCCTAACGTTATGATTAAGTATAACCAGAAGTATACCTATACCCAAGGTACACAGATCACGGACCAAGGAACACGGAACTATGACATTGCAGGTCAGAGATTACCATCAGTCACAACCATTCTAGGTAAAACAAAAGATCAAAAATTCTTAAGAGATTGGAAAGCAAAAGTTGGCGAAAAGAAGGCAGAGGAGATTAAGAACTTATCCTCTCGTAGAGGTACAGCTATGCATAGATACATAGAATACTATTTACAGCAGAAAGGGTACGAAGATATGACAGCCTTTGGACAGGAAGCAAAACGTATGGCTAGGAAGGTCATAGAGACTGGTTTAGCCCCTGTGAATGAATACTACGGGTCGGAGGTAACACTTTACTATCCAGGCCTGTATGCAGGCTCTACGGACCTTGTATGCCTACATAACGATAAAGAGACTATTGTAGATTTTAAACAAGCAAACAGACCCAAGAGAGAAGAATGGATTACCGACTACAAGTTGCAAGGCGGAGCCTATGCCATGGCTCACGATTGTATTTATGGTTCAAAAGTAGAACAAGTCGTGATCATGATGTGTACACCAGATTTATATTACCAAGAATTCAAGATTGATGGGGATAACTTGCGTAGAGAAAAACATAAATTTTTAGCAAGAGTAAACCAATATTACGAAATAAAACACGATGAGAAAGAACAAGCACAGGTTGATTTGAGTGTGATGTTGCAAGAATTTGAGAACAACAAAAAGACATAATACTGCCACAATGTTGCCACAATGTTGCGAGCTAGAGGTATCGCACAGGTATCGCAAGGTATCGCATGCGAGGGAACAGAGTAAGAACAAACGGTCATTTGAGCATTATCCTATGGAGTCCGGTATCGCTGGCGAGGGCGTGCGATACCCGTGCGAGGGTCTTTGCTCGCACCTATTATTCGCTTATAGCAACAATAGTAGTCGATTTTTACCCTCTTGCGATAGCAATCTGGAAAAAATGCAGTTAGAGGAAATTTTACTCAGGGGCTTATATAGGGGTCGCAAATGTGATATGGAGGTAAATGAGACCTCCTTTTGAATATAGAATGATCATTTTAGTACTGGTTGGAGGTTGTGTTCCGGTGTTGATAACTACTATATTGCACCACTATTTTGATTATGGAATTCAAAGGTCTATGGAATTAACTTTTATTCTTTGTATACCAATAGCAGCCTGGTTGGCTTCTAAAATTAACGAGAGATGGCATGATGATAGGGAAGACTAGAAAAAAATCTAAATTTAAGTCAGCAATTATAAACAAAAAAAGATATTATTTCTACTCAATAAAGTGGGTTGACATCACCGGCGATGCGGGGCACGCTACTGCAGAAGAGTTCGACAAGTTTGAAGCAAGTTATATGATTACACAAGCCTATGTTTATAAGAAGACTAAAAAATTTATATACACATTTAGTTCTTACGATATTAAGGACGAAGTATTTAGTGACCGAAACATCTTTCCTATCGGTTGCATTATTAAAATGGAAAAAATACCAAACCCATAGGAAACAAAATGATTGATTGGATGTCGGACAGTCGTTATATGTTTGGCTTCAATCAACAAGGGAGGAGACATGTTCGGAAACAACGAAGACGAAAACAAAAACAAAATCGAGCAGCTAGAAGAAAAAGTCGAAGCACTAGAAAACAAAATAGCTAGTATTATGGACGTTCTTGAAATGCAGGACGATTATGAAGATGATTCAGATTCAGAAGATGATACAGACGATTCAGATTCAGAGGAGTAATCTTTACTTTGCTTTGTGTTGCTCTCAATCTTTTCGGATTTGGGAGTAACATTTAGCAATGAACCGTAATCTTCTAAAATCTTTTGCATCTTGGCTTCCAATTCTAATTCTGACATATCTTCTAATCTTCCATGTTTTATTATTTTTCTGTCTATGTATAATCCTGCCGCCTTGCCTCGATTTGTTTCTGCGTTTACGGCAGAGGAGAATGAGCCCTTCTTCAAGGCTGCGTTTTTAATTCTATCTAGCTCAGCTAAATGTCCCTCATAAGTGACATCATGTTTAGCAATTCTATCCTGTTTTAGTTTACCTATATACTCTACCACTAATGGGCTTTGTCTTGGGTTGGTTAGCTCTGATCCTTCTTGGGGTGCTCTTAATTTTGAGTAGCCCGCAAGTATAGCTGCTTCCGTCTTAGTGACTGGGCCTTCAGGGCCTCCATACACTAGGAACTCAGCGAATCTTTGCTGCATTTCAGTTAATCTTTTTGGTACTCCCATATTTGACATTTTAAGGTAAGTATCCTATATTGTCAACTATGACTACGACAAAGAAAGATTCGATAGAATTTGAAAAACAGATAGAAGAGCTTAAAAAAGGTCCTGATTTTAAAAATGATTTAACCCATCATGACGATAGAGGTGAATTAGATTTAACTAAAGTCATAGACACTTATAGGAAAGAAAACATTGAACTTAAGAGTCAGTTGGCAGAGACGACCTCTCTCCTGAAAGGCACAAGAAAGCTCGTGGAAGAATACATCAGAGCTGGGTATAAATATGCCGCTCGAGTTAAAGACTTAGATAAAATTAGCAAAGCTCATCAAGCTCAGAATGGTGAACTTCAAGTGGAAGTTAAGTTTCAAACTGTGAAAGCTAATACTCTAGAGAAACGATTAGCTGAGGTCAGAGGAGATAATAAAAAACTTGCTCAACAGATAGATGATTTAACTAACATTAAAAATAAAGGAGAGTTTGGTAAATGAGATTAAGAGAGTTAATGGGATTCTTACAGGAATTTATGGACAACAAAGGAAAAGGTACAAGAGGAGAGTTAGGGGATGCCTCTGTGTTTATGCACGTTGGTAATCACTTAGAAGAATTAAAGAAAATAGAAGTACAAGAGAGTACAATTATTGGTGCGAACTCAATGAGAATAGTATTTAAACCTCAAGGATTAAAGATGATTAAAGCACCGACAGACAAAGAATCTGGCTTTGAATTGTAGCTATGATTTACCTTAAAAATTTATGGGCCCAGAGCGAAAATTATATCTCAAACTTAAAAAAAATACACCTGGAATTAAGTGGACTAGGCTTGAAAATCTTAGCAATCTTGGTTGTCCTGATTGCTTGGGCTACAATGCTTCTGGCAACTTTTTCACTGTTGAACTAAAAGTCACCAAAGGTAAAAAAATTAAATTTTCCCCACATCAAATTGCGTTCCATGTGGCGCATCCGAAGAATACATTTATCTTAGTTGAGGCCCTTGGTCAAAGGTCCTCAAAACTTATTGGCTGGTACTTGTACCGTGGATCTAGGATAAAGGAGCTTGAAGCTTGTGGCTTGGAGCTTGAACCTTGCGCTTGGGGCTTGAAAGCTTGCTGCTTGGAGCTTGTAGCTTGGCCCTTGGAGCCTGAGGCTTGA